GGCCGCAGGCTGCCTTTGAGTGTTTTAGCACTTTGCTGGAGTACCACGTTCCCAAGCTCGCCCGCCAAGAGATTACAGGTAAGGACAACGGCCCGGTCAAGGTACAGATCGGATGGATGGCTCCCGAATAATCCTGCCGTACCGCCCACGCAAGGCGTTCATGCCGTTCCATGAGCGCACAAAGCGTTGGGCTTGCCTCGTAGCTCATCGGAGAGCAGGAAAAACTGTCGCTGCCGTCAACGACATGATCCGCGCTGCTGCGATGTATCAAGGGCCGTATGGTCTATTCGGATACGTCAGTCCTTACAGGTCGCAGGCCAAGGCCGTTGCATGGCAATACTTTAAGGACGGCGCACAACCCATCATCCAATCGGTAAACGAGCAAGAATTAGTCATTACGCTCATTAACGGCGCACAGATACGCTTGTTTGGCGCTGACAACGCTGACGCCATGCGCGGCCTTGGATTCTCGGGCGTATACCTTGACGAATACGGCGACTTTAAGCCGAGCGTGTTTGGGAACGTCATACGCCCGGCCTTGTCAGACAAGCAGGGCTGGTGTGTCTTTGGAGGTACACCGAAGGGCAAGAACCAGTTTTGGGAAATCTACGAGACTGCCCAACGCCTCCCCGACGAATGGTTCCTGTTGCGCCTCCCCGCATCTACCAGCGGGTTACTACCCAGCAGCGAACTAGGCGCTGCGAGAGCGCAGTTGGCCGAGGATCAGTACCTACAGGAGTACGAGTGCAGCTTTGAGGCTGCGATCCTCGGCGCTTTTTACGGCAAGGAAATGCGCGAGGCGCAAGACCAAGGCCGTATCACCAACGTACCGTATGACCCGAGTCTGCCCGTGTATTCGGGGTGGGATTTGGGGTTCCGCGACGACACCGCGATATGGTTCTATCAGGTCGCCCGTGGTGAGTTGCGCGTCATAGACTTTTACGCCGTCTCGGGTGAGGACATTCACACCATTGCCGATGTGGTACGCAACAAGCCGTATCGCTACGCCAAGCACTACCTACCGCATGACGCGAGAGCCAAGAGCTTGCAGACCGGCAAGAGCATCATTGAGCAGTTAGCCGCGCAACTAGACATCGCCAAACTAGCCGTTGTCCCCGACATCGGTGTGCAGTCGGGAATCCAAGCGGTACGCATGATGTTGCCGCGTGTGTGGTTTGACGCCGAGCGTTGCCGCGACGGCATTGAGGCGCTGCGGCAGTATCAACGCGAATACGACGAGGATAAGAAGGCTTATCGTCAGTCACCGCGACACGATTGGACATCCCACCCTAGTGACGCCTTCCGTATGGTTGCGGTATCATGGTCTGAAGTCGCTGACAAGCCCCCAGCGCCTGAAGTGAAACCGCTGATGGTGGGGCCAGAGAACACCGTGACCCTGAACGATATGTGGCAGGCTCACGACCGCACCGTTAGCAGGAGAGCAAGGATATGAGTACGAACGCACCGACTCGGTATAACTACGTTGCCGTGGCCGCGACGTCTACCACCGCTTTTGGCTCGGTGGGGGCGTACATCCAGCGCGTGGTCGTCAACGTCGCCAGCAACACCGAGGCAACGTGCTTGCTGAAGGACGGCAACACGACCCTCGTTAGTTTTCCGGCCACGACCGCCGCAGGCGTTTACAGCGTGGAGTTGAACGTAGCCACCAAGGGGCAGATCAGCGCCACTTGCAGCGGCAACGCCTCCATGTCAGTTGTTGGACTGTTTAGCGATTACGTCTAATGGAAGGCATACTGCAACCGGAACTTGAGAAATACCTGAAGGTTATCGGGCAGTACGATAACGAGTTCGCCAAATGGCAGGCGCGAACCAAGAAGATCGTTAAGCGTTACCGCGACGATAGCCGAGGGCAGGGTGGCAACGAAGCCGCCCGCTTTAACATCCTCTGGAGCAACATCCAGACGTTAAAGCCCGCTGTGTACGCCAAGTTGCCGAAGGCCGACATCAGCCGCCGCTTTGGCGATAACGACCCCGTAGGTCGCGTGGCAGGGCAACTGCTAGAACGCGCCATTGACTTTGAGATTGAGCATTACCCCGACTTTCGCTCAACCATGGCTTACGCCGTGGAAGATCGGTTCCTCGGTGGTCGCGGCACGGCATGGGTGCGCTACGAGCCGCACGTTGCCCCGATTGGCATTGAGGACGATGGCGTATCCATCACCTCTAACATTGAGCAGGGCGAGGGCGCGCCGCCTGACTTAGAGCGCATTGAATACGAGTGCGCCCCGACCGATTACGTCCATTGGAAGGACTTTGGACACTCACAGGCCCGCACATGGGAAGAAGTGTCGCAAGTGTGGCGCTGGGTCTACATGACCAAGGAAGCCCTCGCAGAACGCTTTGGCGACGAAATGGCGCGGAAGATTCCGCTAGACCAAGGCCCAGAGCCGCTTAACGCCTATAACGAGGCCAAGCGCACTTACAACCGTGCAAAGATTTGTGAACTGTGGGACAAGGAAACGCAGAAGGTCTATTGGTTCTGCAAGGGGATGCCGCAGATCATTGATGTGCGCGATGACCCGCTCGGCCTTGAGGGGTTCTTTCCTTGCCCGAAGCCGCTCTTTGCGACGACGACGAGCGACACCCTCGTTCCCGTCCCCGATTTCATCCTGTACCAAGATCAGGCGATGGAGTTGGACATCCTGTCCGACCGCATTGATGGCTTAGTCAAGGCGCTGCGTGTGCGCGGCGTGTACGACGCTAGCCAGCCGGCGCTGCAACGGCTGATGACGGAGGGCGACAACAATGCGCTTATTCCAGTTGATAAGTGGATGGCTTTCAGCGAGAAAGGCGGCCTTAAGGGCAGCATTGACCTTTTACCGCTGGACACTCTGGCAAACGCTCTCCTCAACTGCTACCGAGCAAGAGAGGACATCAAGTCCCAAATCTACGAAATCACGGGTATCTCGGACATCATCCGTGGGACATCCTTCGCGTCGGAAACGGCGACCGCCCAGCAAATCAAAGGCCAATACGCGGGATTAAGGCTGCGCTCCATGCAAGAGGACGTTGCCCTCTTTGCGTCGGAGTTGATCCGTTTGAAGGCGCAGGTGATGTGCAAGCACTACCAGCCCGAGACGATCCTTGCCTACGCCGCTGCAAGCCAAATGACGCCTGCCGACCAGCAACTCATCCCGCAGGCCATTGAACTGCTGCGCGACAAGCCGCTGCGGAACTTCCGCGTGGACATCGCCGCCGATAGCCTTGTGATGTTGGACGAGAACCAAATGAAGCAGGATCGTATGCAGTTCCTGCAAGCGTTTGGTGGCTTCCTCGCGCAAGCCCTGCCGGTTGGTCAGGCCAGCCCGCAGATGGTGCCGATGATGATGGAGTTGCTGCGCTTCGGTATGCAGGCGTTTAAGGCCGCACGACCGATTGAGGGCCAGATTGACGCCACGTTGCAGCAGTTGCAGCAAGCCGCGATGCAGCAAGGCCCAGACGGCGAGCAACAAGGCAAGCAAGCCGAGTTGCAGCAGAAGGGGCAGATGGAGCAAAGCCGCATCCAGATGGAGGCCGCGCTACAGCAGGCCAAGTTGCAGCAGCAGATGCAAATGGAGCAACTCAAGAACCAGACCAAACTGGCGATGGAGCAGCAAAAGCAGCAGTTTGAGGCGCAGTTGGAGGCTATGAAGCTGCAAAGTCAGCAGGAAGCCGCCAAGTACAAGGCCGACATGGACGCTCAAACGCGCTTGATCATCGCGCAGATGAACAAAACGCTACCCCCAACCACGTTTAATCAATGAAACGCACTTACGTTTTTATAGATGGCGAGTTTGTAGAGCGTAAAAAAGACGACAAGGGTCGTTATCACTACGTTATGCCCGACATCGTGCCGTACAAAAGCATGATTGACGGCAAGATGGTCACCTCGCGCTCGGAACACCGACGCCACCTCAAAGCCAACAACTGCATTGAGGTCGGCAACGAAGACCCGAGCAAGCACATTAGGCGCGAAAAGCCCGTAGACACGCGGCTTGAACGCATCAAGCACATCGTCAACACCCGAATGACCAACGAACAAGCGGATCGCATACTGCGCGACCTGCGCCAACACGCGAATTTCACCAATCCCCACAGGAGAGGCTAACGTGGACGAGCAAATGGAACGAGATGAAGCCCCACAGGCTGATGTAACTGACCGCCGAGCGATTCTTGAGCAGAGTTTAGAAGCGGCAGAGCGTGGCGAACCCATTGAACCCGTTGCCCGTGACGGCAAGGGGCGTTTTGCTACGCCGAAAGCCGAGGAACCTGCTGACGAACCGCAGGTGGAAGAAGAACCGCCTGTTTGGCGTCGTCCACCGGCATCGTGGAAGAAGGACTATCACGAGGTTTGGCAGAAAGCCGACCCGAAGATGCAGGAATACGCATGGCAGCGCGAGGAGCAGATGCGAGCGGGCGTGGAACCGCTGCTCTCCAAGGCGCAGTTTGCCGATGCGATGCAGGAAGCCATCTCGCCCTATATGCAGACCATACAGGGGCTTGGTTTATCGCCTGATAAGGCCGTAGCCGCCCTGATGGATGCCGACCACAAGTTGCGTAACAGCGACCCGCAGACGAAGTTGCAGTACTTCCAGCAACTCGCGCAGTCGTATGGCATCAACTTGGGTGCGTTGCAGGGCCAGCAAGGCCAGATGCCGCAGCAAACGGTTGACCCGACCGTGTATGCGCTGCAAAACGAACTGAACAAAGTCCGTGGCGAGGTCATGGGCTGGAAGCAACAGCAGGAGATGATGGAAAATCAGACCCTGCTAAACGAAATCAACCAATTTAGTTTGAAGGCCGAGCATTTTGAGGACGTCCGACCGGCGATGATCCAACTCCTACAGAGCGGGATGGCGCAGACGTTGGACGAAGCCTATGACAAGGCCATCAGGCTTGATCCTAACTTGTTTGAGCAGGTGACCAAGGCCCAACAGGCCGAAGCCGCCGCAAAACAAGCCAAGGAACAAAACAGG